CTACGTGCAAGACGTGGCCGACAAGATCATCCGCAACGTGTCAGTGGGCTACGCCCGCCACAAAATGGAAATGATCGCCCCCGCCATTGACGGCGGCATGTGGACTTACCGCGTCACCGACTGGGAGCCCATGGAGGTGTCCCTGGTGCCCATCCCTGCCGACATGAGCAGCCAAGTCCGCGCCGCCGGTGAAAACGCAAAACNACCCGCTGACCCGCTCAANCTTCGCACCTTTGCCTGCGAAATCATCGAAACCCGAAGCGCAGGNACCCAAGCCAGCGCCGCTACCCGAGTCTCGCCCACGGTGGGCATTACCGCCGCAACTTCAACCCAAAAGGAAAATTCCATGCCTGGAAACCAAGCCGCTGGCGGTAACGCAACCCCAGCCACCCCTGAGCAAGACGCAGCCGCCCGCGCTGCTGCCGACGCTCAAACCCAAGCCCTGCAAGCCGCCAACCAGCGCGCTGCAGACATCACTGAACTGTGCCAGCGCCACGGTGCCCCGGCCATTGCCAGCGCGCTGATCCGCGAAGGCAAAACCATTGACCAAGCCCGCGCCGCTGTGCTGGGTGAACTGGCCGCCCGTGACGCCGCCAGTGGCGGCCACCGCAACGTCCGCATTGAAACCGTCACTGATGAGATGTCCACCCGCATGGCGGGCATCGAGCAGGCCATAACCCACCGCGTAGCCGCCGGCACCAAGCTTGACGACAACGGCAAGCAATACCGTGGCATGAGCCTACTGGAATTAGGCCGCGACTTTTTGGAAGCCTCCGGTATTAACACCCGTGGCATGGACCGCCTGGCCTTGGCCACCCGCATGCTGCACCACCGCTCAGGTGCCAGCATGGGTACTGGCGACTTCAGCAGCCTGTTTGCCAACGTAGCCAACAAACGCCTGCGCAATGCCTATGAAGAAAACCCTGGCACCTATGACCTGTGGGCACGCCGCGCCCCCAATGCGCCCGACTTCAAAAACATCCAGGTCACCAGCCTCAGCGGTGCCCCTGAGCTGTTGCAAACCAACGAGCACGGTGAATTCAAGTACGGCACCATGGCCGACGGCGCCGAGACTTACAAAGTCATCACCTACGGCCGCATTGTCAGCCTGACGCGCCAAGCCATCATCAACGACGACCTGCGCGCCTTTGACCGCCTGGTTAGCGCCTTTGGCAACAGCAGCCGCCGCCTTGAAAACCGCCTGGTTTACGCGCAGATCACCGCAAATGCGGCACTGTCTGACAGCGTGGCCCTGTTCCACGCCACCCATGCCAACCTGGGCATCGGCGCCGGTTCTGTCCTGGCGCTGGCCGGCCTCACCGCCGCCCGCTTGGCCATGCGAACGCAAAAAGGCGCCAACGCTGAGTCACTCAACATTGCACCAAGCTATTTGATCGTTCCAAGCGCGCTCGAAACCGTGGCCTACCAGCTCACCAGCGCCAACTACGTAGCGGCCAAACAGTCGGACGTCAGCGAATTCCGCTCTGGCGGGCGCACCTCCCTGGAGCCCATCGTGGAATCTCTGCTAGACGAAACCAGCGCCACCGCCTGGTATTTGGCTGCCAACAATGGCCAGATCGACACCGTGGAGTATTGCTACCTCGACGGCGCGGAAGGCCCAATGATCGAGTCCGAAGTGGGCTTTGAAGTGGACGGTATTTCGTACAAATGCCGCGAAGACTTTGCCACCAAAGCCATTGACTACCGTGGCTTGTACAAGGCAAACGGCGCGTAAAGCGGCAACGGGCTAGCCCTCACCAGCTGGCCCGCACCCCCATCAAACATTCAAGAAAACAACACCATGAAAAATTACACCCAATCCGGTGAAGTCATCACCATTGCCGCCGCCGCTGCCGCCATTGCCGCAGGGCAAGTTGTGGCCCTTGGCAACATTCTTGGCGTGGCACCCGCCGCCATCGCCACTGGCGCGTCTGGTGAACTGATCACCGAAGGCGTATTCACCGTGCCAAAAGTGTCCGGCGCTGTCATTGCGCAAGGCGAAACCCTCACCTGGGACGCCTCCGCTGCCGCGTTTGACGACAACGTGGCTTTGCCCGCCAGCGGCGACATCACCGGCGCGGCCTGCTACGCCTTTGAAGCCGCCGGCAACGGCGTAACCAGCCTGCAAGTGCGCTTTACCGGCACACCCGGCATCCGCGCAGCGTAAACCTGCCGCCCACCTGATCTGCCATGGCCATCGACTTTTCAGCTTTGCAAAACCGTGCAAACGGGGCTATTGGCCGCGTTCTGCACAACATGGCCGTCACAGTCAATGGCGTAGCGGTGACGGGCGCATTCGACAACGCCAGCGCCCTGGCCTCAGTCGGTAACTTTGGCATGGCCAGCACCCAGCCCATGCTAACCCTTGCCACCACAGATGTGCCCGCCTCACCCGAAGGCCTGGCCGTGGTGGTCAAGGGCGTTAACTATGTGGTGGCCAGCCACGAGCCTGACGGCACAGGCATCAGCGTTTTATTGTTAGAGTTGGCATGACCACCGCTTTTGTCCATATCCAAAGCGCCATTGTGGCCGCGCTCGTTGATCTCACACCGCTGGAAAGCGGGCGCGTATATGTCAACCGGCAGCGCCCTATTGCGCCCGGTATTGACGCCGCCATCAATGTGCGCCTAGATCAAACCGAAGCCGAAAGCGAGACTACCGCTGCCGTTGATTGGCGCACCAGCTACATCATCGAATGCCATGCCCGGGCAGCCACTGGGGATGACCCAGCTGCTGCTGTTGATCCCCTGCTGTCTGACGCCTGGGCGCGCCTGTCCGCCTTGTCCCCTGTCGGATTAGGTGTGGCAAGCGTCAGTTTGCGCTCAGCCATCAACTGGCAATACGACGACGCCGAGACCCCTACTGCATGTGCAGTGATTTACATGCAAGTGCAGCACCGTACCAGAGGAGCCACTTTGGCCGCTTGGGCTTGACCATTTTTTAATCACAAACACTATGACCGACATAAACACCATGACCGACGCAACCACCAAACCACCGGCGCCCACGGCGGCCAAAACCGCAGCACCCGCACCCACCCAAGCCAACCCAACAGCCGGCGGCTGCTACACGCGCGACCCAGTTACCGGCGCGCTCACCCAAGTCAGCCAACCCACCCAACAGGAGTAATTCACCATGGCAAACCGAGTCATCCGAAACACCGTCATCTTACTCAAGTCAGAAACCGCTTACGGGGTTGACGCCGTTCCCGTAGGCGCCTCTGATGCGCTAATGGTAAGCAACCTCAGCATCAACCCGTTCACCGCCACCACGGTTGACCGCGATTTGATCCGACCACACCTAGGCTCATCAGAAAGCCTCATCGGGTCCAAGTACGTCGATATGTCATTTGACCTGGAGCTTACAGGCAGCGGCACAGCAGCCACCGCGCCCGCATGGGGGCAAACTCTGCTTGCCTGCGCCATGGCGCAAACGCTCACTGCTTTGGCCCGTGCCGACTACACACCAATCAGCAGCGCCTTTGGCAGTTGCACTATCTACTGGTACGACGACGGCGTGCTGCATTCAGCCATTGGTGCCCGTGGTGCGCCCGTGTTTAAGCTCAACATCGACGGGAGACCGGTAATAACCGTCAAGTTTTTAGGCCTGTACGCCACCCCCATCGCGGCCGCCAACCCGGTAGCCACACTGACCGCCTGGAAGGCTCCGCAGATCATCAGCGAAGCCAACACGCTCGATTTAACCTTTGGCGGTACTCATGCCACAGCTACCGCGCCGCTCATTATGGGCGGCACACCGTACCCGTCGCAAGGTATTGAAGTTGACTTGGGCAACAAGGTTGACTTTAACGCTCTGCTTGGTGGCGAGACCGTGGACATCACCCAGCGCAACGCAACCGCAAAAGTAACGCTTGATTTGACCGCCGCGCAAGAAGCCGCGTTTTACACCAAGGCCGAGGCAGGAACCCTGCAAACCGTGGGTTTGAGCCATGGCACCGTGGCAAATCAAAAAGTGATGATCTGGTTGCCTAACGTGCAGGTGATGAACGTGCAAAAAGCCGACACCAACGGCAAGCGCATGGTATCGCTCGACCTCAAATGTCTACCCACCGNCTCGGGCAACGACGAGGTGCGCATCGTAACCAGCTTCTAACGTATTTNTTGACGCGGCAACGTCTAGGGCTACCTGGGNGTGCCGTTTGCCTGAGCGAAAGCCGCGTCAATCTTGTTTACATCAGGCAAAGGAAAAGACAACCATGTACCAAATCTGCATCGAGGACGTTGTTAACGTGCCCGTCAAATTCACTATGCGCGAGCGCTCGGTAGACAAGCTATTTAGCTTCACGCTCATCGCAAAGCGCCGTACGCAAGAAGAAATTGAAGCGCAGCCCGATCTGTCAGTCAAAGACTTTTTGCTCGAAAACGTCACCGACTGGTCTGGCCAGCGCCTGGTGATCACCGACAACAAAGAGCCCGCCGCCTTTAACAAAGAGGCGCTGGACTACATGCTCAAGCAGCCCGGCCTACTGGGCATTGTGTGGTCCGCTTACACCCGCGCGTGCGGCGGTAAAGAAAAAAACTAGCGGATGCCGCCCGCCTATGGGCTAGCGGCAAATTTAACCAAAACGCAAAGGATGACGATGACCACATTGACAGCGCCCTCCTTGCCTTTGGCCTGCAAGCCAACGATGACGTGGCCCCGGCGCAGCAGCCCAGGCGCATCTTTTGGCTATGGCCGTGCAACGTGCGCCCATGGCAAATTTGGCAGCGCCTGCAAACCCAGTGGCGCACCGGCATGGCTGGCCGCTCTGGCCTTGATTACGCCGGTGTGGCCGCCTACCTGCGCGAGGTGGAGCGCATCAAGCCCAACCGGCAATGGCGCGAAATCTGGACCGGCATCCAAGCTATGGAACGCGCCGCGCTTGAAGTGTGGGAGAAGCAACAGCAAGAGAAAAAATAATGTCTAACAATGTCAAGCTCAAACTGTCAGTGGAAGGCGCGAAAATCGTCAGCCAGAAAATTGACGGAGTGACAAAAAACCTGACCGACATGGACCGTGCCGCCGGGCTGGCATCTACCGGCATGAAGGCGCTCACCGGCATGATGGGCGGATTCAGCGCCGCCTTGACCATTGGAAAACTGGTGCAGGTTCAGCGCGAGTTTGATGTGCTCAACTCCAGCCTGATCACCGTGACAGGATCCAGCGCCAAAGCCGCGCAAGAGTTCGCCTGGATCAAGCAGTTTGCCGCTACCACGCCCTACCAGCTCAACGAAGTCACTGGCGCATTTGTCAAAATGAAATCGCTCGGCCTGGACGCCAGTGCCAAAGCCTTGTCTAGCTATGGCAACACGGCCAGTGCCATGGGTAAAGGCCTAAATCAAATGATTGAAGCCGTAGCCGATGCCGCAACTGGAGAATTTGAGCGCCTGAAAGAATTTGGCATCAAGGCCAAAAAGAGCGGCGATGATGTGAGCCTGACCTTTCAGGGTGTTACCACCAACATCGGAAACAACAGCGCAGAGATTACCAAGTACCTGCAAGCCATTGGCGACAACCAATTTGCCGGCGCCATGGCCACCCGCGCCGCCACACTCGATGGTGCCATTAGCAACCTGGCCGATACCTGGGATGAACTGTTTCGCACCGTCAGCACAAACAACGCGGGAACGCTAATTTATGACGGCGTGACGCTGGCCAGTACCGCTATCAAAGACGCAATCACGGTAATGAACGCCATGAACACCGCCGCCGCCAACAACGCCAAACAAACCGGCGCCATGGCCACGGTGCAGGAAGCCCTGGCCATCACTTTTGAAACCGTGGCCGTGCTGGGCGCCAACGTAAAATATGTGCTGGTGCAAGTCGGCAACGAGCTGGGCGGCCTAGCTGCGCAAGCCGCGCAAATACTGCAAGGCAACTTTGCCGGCGCCGCCGCCATCCGCAGCGCTATGGTAGCCGATGCCAAACGCGCACGCGCCGAAATCGACGCTACTACCGAGCGCATCTTGGGCGCCCGCAAAGCCGCGCAAGAACTAGCCTCATGGAACACCCGCAACGCAAGTGCTGCCTCAGACCCCCGCCGCCTCGATGCCGAAACCAAAGTGGCTACCGCCATCGCCACCACCACCAAACTGACAAAAGATAAAAGCGCCGCCCTAAAAGCCGCCGCCAAAGCCGAAGCCGACTGGCAAGCCGAAGTTTTAAAAGCCTCCGAGTCAGAGTTTGACACCCGCGCGCGCTCCATCAAAACCCTGCAAGACCAGATAGATAAAGAATCTGCCAACACCGCCGCTCTTGGCCTAAGCAAAGAAGCCATTGCCGACCTTGAAGTAGCCACCCTGCTCGAAACCGCCACCGCCAAAGAGCAAACCGCAAGCCGCGCCGACCAGATCGACTGGAGCAAAAAAATGGGCGACGGCTACCGCGAAGAAGCCCGCCTGCTGCGTGAGCTTGCCGCTGCCAAAAAAGCCGGCGGCGTGCGCACCAGTGAACTAGAGTCAAAAAAAGAAGCCCAAAAGTACGCCAACGACATGCTCAAAGAGCAAAAGCGCGCCGCCGAAGAATCCGGCAAGTATTGGGAATCCGCCCTGATGCGCGCCTTCGAATCCGGCAAAGGCTTTTTCCAGTCGCTGTGGGACACCATCAAAAACACCCT